CGCTCTCATTCTTGAGAACGTAAACAAACTCGTCGACTTCTTAGTTGAAGGCGGCGCGAATGCCAACGTGACGAAGATCCTCAACAATGAGGTATAATTGTACCCATTGTATGCACCCAGTTAATGACTCGGTGCGCCTAGTATTTTTCATGCTAGGAGGACTATCAGCTTCACTGTCCGTCCTACTGCTGTATTACTTCAGTAGACTCACGATTCAGTAGAAGCTCGCAAGCGACTCTTTTCCACTGTTAGGTGTCTGAGAGGGTTTGCAACCTGGTTAGGCCATGGGTACGTTCTTCGGAGGTCGTCTATGATTAACATAGGTAACCGGAAGAGCCTTGATCAATACCGCGAGGTATGGATCAACCTGGCGAATAACCATCGCTATGCTAAGTATGTCGACGAGGTAGATTTACTCGTTTTTTCGACTCGCTTAGCTAATGAGGGGATCACATTCTTGACGCATACCTTACCCAGTTTGGGCAAGGCACTTGATTCCTACTTCTCCATCCAGAACGTCTCTTGTGTTTCTGAGGCGGGTAAAACCGCTTCAAAATACGAGCTCGTTCAACTTATGGGTGAATTCGTAGGGCCGAATGACTTCTCTAAGTCACCGGCTGGCATACCCCACTTTTTGGGAAAAGCCTTTGAGTTCGCGTTAAGAGGTGATTCTTTAGCGGTAGATTGTGTAAGGCAATTGTCTTACATTTTCTATAAACTGGAAGTTGACTATGATCAGGACGTCGTTGAGTCTTTTCTCACCCGCTTTAAAGAGGTGGATGAAGGACTCTCCTTGTACACGCCGGAGTTCCTTAAGGAACTCCCAATCGTGGACAGGGCTAGGCTTATTATTCGGAGGATCCTTTGTAATTCGGATCCCCTTGATATACGTCCTAGACATGGCAGCGGTGCAACCGCTTGCCAGACGCCGAATCATGCGAAGTGGCACCGGCTTAGGTATTACCCGAAGCTTGATGCAGTCTTCTCATATCCTGACTACTTTTTCTACTCCTATGACCATCTAACTGATGACTATGGAGATTTGGAGAAGTCAGTAGAGTCAGATCCGATGGCGCGAGTTTGTCTCGTTCCAAAGGATTCTCGAGGTCCACGTATTATATCGTGTGAGCCGGCTGAATTAATGTTTATTCAGCAAGGGCTCATGCGAAAGTTGTACGAAATCCTCGGGACTCATCATCTTACCAAGGGCTACATTAATTTTGTAGACCAAGGGGTCAATCAGGAGTTGGCTCATGAGGCCAGTTTAACTGGCCGTATGGCAACTCTCGATCTGACTGACGCATCGGATAGAGTATCGTTGAACCTAGTCAGGGAATTATTTCCCGAGAACTGGGTCACTGCTCTCGAAGCTTGTCGCTCCGAGCGCACGAAACTCCCGAACGGTGAGGTGATTGAGCTTCAAAAGTTTGCCCCTATGGGCAGCTCTTGTTGCTTTCCTGTAGAGGCTCTCGTCTTTTGGGCGATAGCCTGCGCGAGTACATGGAGATATACGCGAAGAGCGGATATTTTCGTGTACGGTGACGATATAATTGTACCTACTGATTTAGCAGGTACCGTTATTGACGGCCTTGAGTCGGTTGGCCTTTTGGTCAATCGCTCGAAGTCGTACGCAAGCGGACCCTTTCGCGAATCGTGCGGAGGTGAGTATCATAATGGTTATGATGTCACACCCGTTAGAATGCGGAAGGCCCTTTGCTCGTCGAGTAGTAGTATTACCACTGACTCGGACTTGGCTAATAGTTTTATCGCCAAGTTTGGTGAGGGTGAAGTATTAAGAGTTATCTCAGTAATTGATAACGCACATACCATCCCTTTGCCTAGATCATCTATGCAGCTACCTTGCTGCGTGATGTCTGAATCTAGAGCCAGTAATGATGTTTTTTATCGACGGAGGTGGAACTTCCATCTCCAACGGTATGAACATCGTATCCCCAGAGTCATCGCACGAGCATTAGCTCTACGCGAACCAAATTGGTTTGAACTCCTGCGAAAGGAGTTGACTCGAGGAACTTCAGGTAATACACCAGACAAGTATGCTAATCCTCTGTTAATTCAAGAGGCAGCACTCGAGCCTGGATTCTACGTTGATACCCATACAACTGCCACTATATGGGCTTGGACCTGGCTAGGTTAAGCCAGTCCAGCGGACCTCAGGCTTCTTTATCCTGATTTGCCGCAGTGGGGGGTGATTCCTGGGGTTGAACCCAACGAATCAGGCGATTTAATAAATCGTCAGCAGGGCCAC